TGGAGAACCAAGTGAGCCACGCTCAGCAACGTTCAGGCTAGACGTCAACCAGAGTGAAGACCTCCATGAGTGGGAAATCAACACACGACGTGAGAACTCGTGCGGTAGCCATGGTTTGGCACATGACCTCGCGAGCGAATCTTGCGTCTATTCCATATCGCTGTTCAAAGAATACATCAGTATCTTGCGTTGCAGTGTGTGGGCTTGTTGCTCGGATTTTGTATATCGCTTCTTTATCTATGTAGCGTCTGTTCTTCGATTTTTTATTTTTGTTTACGAGTTTTTGACAGACTGTTATATATTCAAATAATACAGGTATATATGAAGCATCAATAGCTAAACCAATGAGCATACCTTCTATATCTAGAGGGTCAAGCTCGTTAAGATTGAAACCTATTTTTGGTAGCCGCCTACCTATTTTTGGTCCCAATACATAACCACCACTAACGGGCCAGAACAACGAGGAGCAGAACTCAACATCGTACCATTCAGTGCGCACCTTACACTTACTGCTGAAACCTAATTCGTGGTTCCTACCAGTTAAATATTTACACAGGGTGTCTCTCATAGACGCGCACATCGACTTGCGGATGACGACCAACGAATCATCACCATTAACAACCATCTTGTAATCACTTTTATTAAAGCCGTAGTCTTGCAAAAAACAATCGAGTTTAGACCCATTAACAAATGTATTCGAACAAGAAGTATCTTGTCGACCACTTGACATAGTTCCGTCTACCCCGAATTTAAAAAATTTACTACGACCTTTAGTTCGATAAATGTGTTTCTCGACATCATTGGCATACTTGTAACTCTCAATACCAGTAGCACGCTTGAAAACCCCTCCAAGCTCATGACATCCTACACCTTGATGAGCATCATAGCGACTCTCGTCGAGCTCAACAATAGTAACATCAGAATCACTATCAAACTGTAATCTCCATTCTCCTAGTTCCTCAGCGGTATGCCCTGAAGCATAAAAAATCCGCTCGCCGGAATTCCACAAATTATTTAGCTGCTTTGAAGCTCGCCATATAAAAGGTCCATAAGCGACATTGACTTTGTCACTGCAGCCCTGAATGGCGCGTGGATCGAATTCATCTACAACGGGGCCACCTTTGAGCGTCAATTCACGTTTGACAAACATCTCAGTAAGGTAGTCAGTATTCTTGAGGCCATCTGCTTTTATTTGACAGTATGCATCAAGATATTGTTGTTGTTTAGGTTTCGGGAACTTAGTATTCCACTCCATAAAAAGACAATCATAGTTGCCTTCAACCGGCTCAACGTCCTTAACTAAACGCTGTGCGTGCGCATGTACCCTTGCCCAAGCATCTGCATTTTCGGGTAAGGTGGCTACTAAAGCACGGTTAATCAATGCCTTCTCTTCGTTGTTTTTAGAAGGATTGGGTACGAGTGGGATGAGATTAGAAAAAGTAACACAATTGGCGTGGAATTGAGGCCCATACACCTTGTCATCACTATCATCATCATGGGGTTTAATCCAAGCGCTTTCTTTCATAGTTTTAAGTTCCATGTTGGATTCATATCCAGGTAGGCCTTTAGGCCATGCTGCATGGGCATCAAAACTAGTAGTTGGCACCGAGGTCCTATCACTATTATAACTAGTGACGGTTTCCTGTGAAGAATCTAGCTCTGCGTCTATCTGAGCTAAGGTGGCTTTGCTACAGCAAACGAAATCCTCTAAAGTTAGAGCATTGCGTAGTTTCACATATAACCTCTTATGAACAGGCAGACATAGGTTGTTGAAAGCCAGTATTTCATCCTTTATTGAATAAAGGAAAGCTAAAGCTGACCCATAAGTAGCACAAGTTATCTTTATGTCAACAGGCATATCCATCTTTTTCAGATATGACTTCATTTTGTCGATACAAAGGCGCAAAGTGGTTGAATCACGAGGTCTCCCGACCATATCCAACGCTACTTGCTTCACGAGGTCTTTTGGGATGAGAGTTACGACGGACGAACTTGAGTACATTGCTGTAAATGACCCAAAGCTGACGAACTCCGCTTTCTTTAACTTAAGAAAACCGAGCACAGGTTTAAGCGTGGCTTGATCACCAAAACTTAAAACCCCATCCACACTTCCATAATGATCATTGCGGTCAAGACTATTCACCAGAGACATTTCTTTTGCTCTATCGGGTGATAAGTTTGGCTTGGCAATTACGAAACGGTACAACCAACTGTCTCCAATAGGTTGACCATCCCATGCGATCGCTTTATCTTCAGATTGATAGTAGTTGGAGTTGATCCAAAGACAGGGGTCGTGAGTATAACCCACGCAATTCCCTTTAACTGTCATATGCACCTTAACCTTATTATCTTCGACAAACATCGAGTACTTCGACTCATAGTTCTTACCGTCAAAGTGAAGGCCCCCATATACATTATCAAATCTATGCAACACTGCGTACATCACACCTTTACTACTATTATGTATTAATTTTAAAATATCATTTTGCGACAAATAGTAAAGTGAGTGCACGGACAAATACACGTCAGGACGAAATTGGCAGTTCTGAGCAGTGTTATCACAGTAGTTGGCTCCCTTCAAATAATTTTCAGGTCGTCGTCTAACCGCGTCACTACTACTCAACAGAGGATTGCACGAATGTATGTTGCTGCGCCCGGCACTAAGATGTCGGTTAGCATTACCGCCAATATCAGTAATGTTCACCTTGTCCCCATACATACGTTTAATCTCTCTGCACGCAAGTTCCTCACAGATCGCTCTTTCTGTCGCACCAATGGGGTGCGCGTGTTCCATCCCAGGGCCAAACTGGAATTTCCAACCGCGAAAAGTTTTCTGCAAGACATCCAAGACTCCATCAGACACACCATGTCGACGTGAAAAACAATTATCCCCAATTGTTCTTACCTTGTCCTGAACGGCCACCTCTTGTGGACTTGAATCTTTCGACTGTGACTCCGAACTTCCGGCGAATTCAGTTGTTTTAGTCATGATAGCAGTTAGTGTTTAC